ATTTGTAGTAACAACTCCTGCTACTCTGTTTGTGCCATCTTGTGCAAGTGTAACTTCAAATTCGCCGCCAAATTCTAGCACTGTGCCAGGAGGATACTCTGCATCTGCAACATAGTTTTCAGCTAAGTCAGCATATTGTGCGCTGGTTGCAACACCGTTAAAAATATCTGCATACACACTGCCAAACGTTCGTCCTGGTAGTCCTATATTACATTTGCTTGAAACATCTCCTACAAAAGTAGGATCTGCTGAGCCGCCTGCGGCTAGCGCCACCGAGCTTGAAATAAACTCAAAACTTGCTTCATCACCAGTTTGAAATGCATCGTTGATACTGATTGTAAAACCCAACCCGTTAGTAATAGCTAGAGTAGGAGAGTTTCCATTTATAAACAAATGAATTTCGCCTGCATCTCCAATCGTTGCGCCTGCATCTGTAATTGAAACTCCTGCTAATGTTCCCACTGAAGTCAAAGATGAATCAATTATTCCAGCAGCTAATGTTGATCCGCTCAAAGTGCTGGCTGCGGCGGTAACTGTGATGTCTTGTGATCCGTTAAATTGCACGCCGTTGATGGCTCTTCCAGGAGTTAATGTGCTAGCCTGGGCGGCAAGACCGCTGAAAGTAAAACCTTGTATATTATTGGCTACAAGACTGTAAAATGTACTTGTACCAGATATTGCAGTAACATTGCCTGTTAATGGTCCAATAAATTGGTCTGCTGTTATCGTTCCGCCTGCAAAACTACCCGTACTATCTCTAGCAACTACCTTACCTATGGTGTTAACTGAGGATGCATCTACTGACCAAGTGGTCGCTGCACTGCCGTTAAAATTGCTGCCTGTTAAATATGTACCTCTAGTTAGAATACTAGGAGTATTAGCAGTAACAGTAATATCATTATTGCCATCAAAATACGCACTGTTAATAAATCTTCCGTTCTGCAATCTAGTAGCGGTGGTTGAATTACCTGATAGATTGCCAGAGATCACTGCGTTTGTTGATAGCGTAACACCTTTTTGTAACTCATTAAAACCAATAATAGCATCTAAAGTATTGATTGTAAAAGTATCCGAACTGTGTATGGACAATACTTCATCATTAACCAACACCAACAACACTGCATGATTGACACTGTTAGTATCTCTTAAAATTGCTGCTTTGATCCTCGTTTCACCGAAACCAGATACTCCCTCGGGTCCTACAAGTGTCCATCCTGATATATTAGAATAAACGTACAATTGTTTGGTTGAGATTTTATACCAGAGAGCACCTTCAGTTGGGCCGGGCGGTGCATTTTCCGAAGCTGTAGCAGCTCCCACAGGCACCCAATTGATTCCATCATAGGTATTTAATTTGTTATTGGCACTGTCGTACCAAGTTTGTCCTTCTACAGCACGAGCTGGAGGATTTGTTCCGGCAAAATTTTCCAAGAGAAACACAAAATTTTCATTCTGGGTTTCTCCATAGCCCACATAGTTTCTACCAACCAATCCAATACTTGTAGAAGTATCTAAAGTTCCGTCTTGAAGAACAACAAGTTCTGACCCGCTATATTTGTTTATAATGTATGGCATTGATTCGCTCCTTATGTATTTAACTTAAGAGCTAAATGTCCAGACACCTGCCTGTAGTATAAAAGTTTTAACAGTTCTAAAAACACTGATAGGTTGTGCAGAAACATTAATAGGACTCACAATTGTTTGATTTGTTATAGCAAATGCAGTTCCTGTTGGAGTAACAAATTCAGCAGTAGTTGGAGCTCCGAGACTAGTAGTGGCGGTAGAACTTATGTTTGCAAGCCTTGTACACAAGATTCTAGCCAATGTACCGTTTTCGTATTCGTTTACAGGAGCCAAACTGGTTAAAATTGCAGCAATGTCGCCGTCGGTTGGAAAATCTGATACATCTATACTAAATACCAATGAACGAGTTCTTACCACATTTAGAACATATTTCTTGTTGGTAGCTTCGGATAATTCAGTAGCACTTAATGCGGTACCAATTGATCCAGTATTTTCAGTAGTTTGTACAGGGGAATTTTGACTAGTAGTAATCAATCCTGTTAGCAAAGGTGAACCAATTAATACAATGTTTCCAGTACCGTCGGGTGCTAGCTCTAGATCTAGAGAACCTATGGTAGATATTCTTTGATTGTCTATAAAAACATTGTCTACTGACAAATTTATTAAAGTTCCTACATTGTTTAAATTAGGAAAAGAACTTGAAAAACATTGTGTTGAAGTTAACACTGTATTTCCAGCAATTTTATAATTTTGCCCTGCGGCTAAATTGATATTTTCTGTGCTGAACCATCCAACATTTTTATCCCAAGTAAATTCATGGTCACTGGTTCCTCTTAAAATGAGGCCGCCGCCATCGGCGTATTCATCGGTATTAGAAGAACTATCACCGAGACTGGCTAAAACAACATTTTTGTCTTCGATAGTAAGTACGCTGGTATTAATTGTGGTTGTATTTCCTTGAACCACAAGATCACCTACCACTGTTAAACTACCCCCAACTGTGGTTAAACTATCAGTAAATCCGTCATAAATTTTTACTTCTCGAGTTGGTGAAACAATGTTAACCGCTGTTTCGCTTACAACTCCTTTTTGTACAGCAAAACTAAGATTCTTATTTGAAGCTGTGTTATACAATCTCACATTACCGGCAGCAACGTTAAATGCTCCTTCAGTACCAGCTCCTACATTAAGTCCACTGTTGTTGGTAATGATCAACGGTTCTGCAAAATTGTTTGCTTGGTCGCGACGAGCATAAAGAGATGCAGTAACATTATCAAGTCGATCTGCGTTAGTTGCAGTGACATTGAATTTTATGCCTGCTAGTGTTCCAGCATTAAATCCAGGAACAATACTTCCGCCAAAACCTTCTATGTTTAATTTAGGCGTAAATGCGTCTTTGGAAAATATTCCTAACAAAATTCCATTGTTGTATAAGTAGGTTACAACACGGGATGCATTTAACGAATCTAAAATAGTTTCAACTTTGAATCCACTGAGTCCTTGTGCCTGAGAATAAGCAGGACCAAGTAAAATAAAACCAACGCCGTCATAAAAGTATAATTGTTTACTAATGTTGTTAAACCATAAATCTCCGGCACCCGGTTGAGCGGGCTGAGAATTTGAAATACTAGCTGAACTTACCGGAACAAATCCTGTACCGGTGTAAACTTTTAGTTTTGCTTCGCTGGCATCAAACCATATCTGACCTCTAATTGGATTCTCGGGTCTACTAGTACTTGCAAAATTTTCTAAAAGTTTTATAAAATTTTCATTTAACGATTCACCAAAGCCACTGTAATTTTTTCCTATTAAGGTAATGTCGGTTGTTAAGTCATCAACTTGACCGTCGGCCACAGTAGCTAATAATGTTCCGTCTGTTTTATTAATTGAATACGCCATTTTTTATCCTTTAGAATGCAGGTGGTCCTGACCTAATAATGTAGTTTATAGTTAGAAACGGATTCATCAATGAAAATGCGTCACTTAACGGACTATTAGTTTTGATACCACCCGAATTAGGAAGATAATTAAATCTACCCGCAGCAGTTGGTCCTGCATCTAAAAATGCACCGAAATCAGTTGGTAAAGCAGTATCTAACTTTACAGCAGCATATTGACCGCCTGTACTACCTACCATATCGTGCTCATGATCTGGTAGATTTCTAATCAACAATGTTTGAGTCGACGCACCGCTGGACTGACCAACATTCTGAGGTTCAGTTCCGGATACTCTTCCTACCACTCCGCCACCGCCTTCTACATATCCCCCAGTACTGTTAGGCACTGTAATACCATTATCCATGTTATCTCTTCCTAGAGCAAATCTACCTCTTAGATCAGGAATTCTAAAAGTATTAACTCCAACTAATGGATCATTGCCGTTGTAGGCTGTGCCAATAATATCGTATAAATCAGAAAATTTTCCTCTTTCTACTTCGCCGCCATCGCAGAACAAAAATCCATACGGAGCACTGGAACCTGCATAAGGAAGAATAGCACCAATTGGTAATCCTAGGTCAGCTATGAATGTATCTCTAGATTGTTTAAGTAATCCGCTGGTACTTGATCTAAAAACCAAAACAAAATCATCTGTTTTAGATCTATTAGGAATAGGTTCTGCTTTACTACTAATGATAGAAGAAGAAAGTGTTGTATTAAATGTTTTTGTATAACCGCCAGTGCTACCGTTAAAAGTTACTGGAGCTGTTGAAGCTATGTCTCCTGTAATAGAGAATGCTGTGGTATTTTGTAAACTTGTGGCAGTGACAGCATTGCCACTGATGTCTCCTCCTAGCACTCCTTCCACAGTTTCTGCAATAATAGTCTGTGCCCTAATTGTTTTCCAACGTTTAGTAACACTGCCAAATTCAAAAGTATCGGTTAATGCTGGATCAATATTTCTTGCGATGGTGGTTCCAACCACTTCTAAAGTTGTGCCAATTAATGCATTCTTAGTTACTGCTAATCCTCCGGCAGTTCTAATTGAGCCGTTACTGAGATTAGTAGTTCCTACTGTGCTATCAACCACTAAGTTTCCACTAATTTTAGTGTTACCAATTACGTCCAACGATTCTTGTGGACTAAGATTGTTAACTCCTACTTTATTATCGATTACTCTTAGCACTGTGTTAGGTATACCGTCAGAATTCAGTTGAATATCAATGCTACTGCCTGCTGAAGAATTATAGATTTTAGCAGAAGTAGCTGAGTTAGAAAGATTAAATGAACTATCTACTCCAATATTAATGCCTGAATTATTTCTTATGTTCAATCCAAATTCAGTGGTATTTGTAATATCCGATCTGAGGAATTTACCACTGTCGATTACTACCCCACTGACATTTAATCCGTCTGCTGAAGTGGCTGTTCCGTACAATTTAGGAGCAAATCCTCCTAGTCCAAGATCTGTTGTGGCCGACATATTCACACCGGACCTAATTGCAAGGAATCCTGTAATAGAATTTTTTGGGGTAAAACTGTCTTTGCTAATAATTACAACCGGTTTATCCTCTACATAAAAAGTTAAAACTACTTTGGTAGCGTTATTGGTGTCTATAATCTGTTCGACTAAAGGACCACTCAATAGTCCTGTTGAAAAATTAGGACCAACTAAAATCCAGTCAGTGCCGGAAAAAACATATAGTTGTTGATTTACAGTGTCTACCCAAAGTTCACCAACTTTGCTTTGTTCAACAGAAGGAGCTACAACACTCTTTTGAATGTCGCTGGCTGCTTTCCAAGCAACACCGTCGTAAATTTGTAGTGTTCTTGTGTTGGTATCGAACCATAACTGTCCTTCAATAGGGTTGACTGGTTGTGCTGGGCCTGCAAAATTTTCTAAGAGGGCTAAGAAATTTTGACCAATAGTTTGACCATACCCGGTAACATTTCTTCCTGGAAATGTCAAACTGGTATCTGTATTTGAGGTGTTATCGTAGACCGTGATCGGTGTCTTATTTTCGTTGTCAGTAAAATTTACAATATATGGCATTTATTACACCTCTGTGAAACCAGTTAAACTCTGTACACGAATTGTATAATCAATTTGTAATAGCCTGTTTAGAGATTTTTGAACAGGGTGAAAAATCACATGAGTTAATAATTTGCCGGTGCCGCTGTCGCTATAAGATCTTAGACCCAGTTCATCAAACACAAAATTGCCACTCATATCTTGACTGTTGTCAAACGCATCCTGTCCGTCTGGTTCGCCATAATCTAACAAACAACTAATAATAATGTCACTGTAAGTGGCTCCGCTTATGTGCCTAATTTCCATTTTATTTCTAATAGGATCTGTATTTTCTGTGGCATTTTTGTCCACTACTTTGGCATAGGTTTGATTATAAAGACTAGTGTTAACACCTACAGTGTTTGGTGTTAGATAACTAATCAGTCCAGTTGGGTCTACTGTGGTTCCACCGTTTCCAAAAACCATTTGGTAAATCCAGCCCTGCCCTTGATTGCTAAGACTGTTAACCATGGCCACACTCATATTTTCATAATGGATGGCATTTCGTTTATCTTGAAATATTTCTCCAGTTTCAGGATCAAATATTTTTATGTGTCCCTCAACGTGGAATCCACCACTTTCATTGGGTGTTTTTTCTGGTTGTTTTTGTTCGTTGGGCATATCGAGCTCGTTGAAATTATTATTCATAGTGTATTTATTCTGGTATGATCGTTGTCTTTTGTAAAATAAAATTGCTGATCGCAGTAGAATTTTGCTGTAGAGTTTTTCCAGCCGATGCGGTTGTAACACCTCGATCATACCAAGTTCTTCCTGTTTTTCTTATTACAGTGATGCGTGTACCTGCTGGTATTGCTTTAGTTATCCTTACGTAAGGACTTGTTCCGTCCACACTGAATTCTGCTTCTATTTCTTTGCTGCCGTTAGGTCCTAGATCTTCATCGAATACATCGACAGGATTTTTACGTAATCTAG